AGTTTGAGTTTGTTCGATCGTACTTTTTTGTACTGATTCAATCAAAGCTTTCAGCTCTTTATTACGTTCTTGATTAATCTTAGAACGAATCTTAGCAGCTTTTTCTAGTTCACCTTCAATAAGCAACATAGCATATTCAGCTTCAGCTTCATCAAAGTCATAAGAAGGTTCTACTTTTACTTCTTCTTGTTTTTTAGTTTCTAAGAGTTTTTCTAGTTGAGAAGCTAACCATGCTGACCTAGCTTTTTCTTCTTCTCTTTGACGAATAACTTCATCTAAACGAGATTTAGGAATCTTTTGAGAATTACGCTTAGGTTTTTCTTCTACCTCATCCTCTTCAAAATCCTCTTCATCTTCATTATCCGAATCTTCATCCTCGTCGAGGTCTTCATCTAGTTCTTCTTCGTCATCTAAATCTTCATCTTCTGGAAGCTCATCGCCTCTATCTAAATCTTCAAAATCATCTTCATCTTCGGTGTACATGTTTTCCTTTTTACGTTAGGTAACTAAATCATTAATACGTTTAATGTTTACGATAAATCTTCCTGTTCTGGAAGTGCTTGTTTTTCTTGGTCATTATACTCAGTATTTTCAGAATTGTTAATACTGTTAGATAAAATGTCAAGTATAGGAGCAATTTTAGGGTCTTCTGAGATTAATTTAGCTGCATCAGCAAGTGCTTTTACTGATTTAGATTTATTAACTTCTGCTTTAGACTCTAATTCTTCAATTATCTTTTTCAAGTTTTCAATTTGTAATTGAGCAGCTTGTTGTTGTTCTGGATTGTTACTTCCTTCAACCATTTTAGCTATTTCATTCTTTCTTGATAATGAACTCATACGAATCATTTCAGCATCTGGAATAGCTACTCCATATTTTCTCATCTCTATTGCTTGAGCAAACTGAGCATTCTGGAATGTGATTTGAGTAGGCACGTCAGCTATTACTACATCATATTTACCTACAGTAACATCATTAATTAACTCTGAACCGTTGTCTTTATTAATAGTCATTGGAGAGTTAACTTGATTACCTTCTTCATCACTACCAGTAATAACAAAAGTTCTTTCCTGAGTATAGAAAGACTGAATCAGTTCTAAAATCCTTTCTGCAACCATATTCCTAGTTCTAAATAGATTATCAATAGGAGATGCTAATTGAATTGCAGATTGATGAACCCTAGACTGAATAGCTAGCCCTGATACTTCAGGTCCTTTTCCACCTTGGAAAGTCTCTGATACTCCAGAGATTATTCTCATTAATTCTATACCTGAATTAACTAAGTCTTTTAATCCAGCAGGTACAGGATTAGGTTCAATCTTAGCAGGAGGAGTTCTTCCTGTTTTATACTCTAATACTAAACCAGTCTGAGAACCATAATCTTCTAAATCCTCTGTATCCATATTAGTTAATGAATTCTCTTCTATTAACCATCCAGAGTTAGCTGTAGTATTAACAACATGAAGAATCTGAGAATATACTTTATTAAGCATCTCTTGAGTTTTGATTAAGTTGTCAACCATCCCTATTGTAACACCTCTTCTAAAATAAGGAAAGAATGGGACAACAGTAAAATGATTATAAGGACTCCATTCATCAAATAAAACTACATCTCTAGTAGATACAGTCCAACGAATACGTTTTACAGGCTTCTTAATTAACTCGCAACCTTTTGATTTACAATATCTTTTCTTTTCAGTAACTGACATAGTATCAGGAACTGGATATAAATCTCCTGTAGCTACATCAAAGAAAAACTCTCTATTTTGTATCTTCCAGTATTGTCTATCAATCACTCTAGCATGTTGAATATCAGCAGCATCTGCATAGAAAGCTGAATAGTTATTAATAGTTCCAAACTTATTTCTTTCTTGTTCAAATGAACTCTGACCAAAATCAGATTCATTTTCTATACTATTCTGAAGTTGTCTCCATTTACTTAAACCATACAATTCTTTTATATCGTCAAAAGACATCCATGAAGTAACAATAACATCAGCCCAATCATCAGGGTCATAGCTCTTTGCATCTGGGTCTGGCATTACATCTAATGGGTCTAGGTTCTCTATAAATATATCTCCATATACGTTCTTAGTAAAATCCATTTTTACATTTAAGTAGCCTCTTTGCTGAATCAATCCATCAGCAAACATTTGACTTTCTTTCCAAGGGTATTTATTCTGGTCTGTTAAGAACATGCTTAACTTGGTAAGTACATCAGAAATATCTTGATCGTCAATCTCTCTAGGTTTATAAGCAATATCCATCCTAGATTGAGTCTGATACCCTATAACAGTCTGAACTGTAGAGAAGATAATGTTCTCTTCAAGATAAGGCTTTCCAGCTTTTTCTAGAGCATCTTTATCTTCTTGCATCCATTGTCTACCAGCACCTAGATAAAAATCCTCACACAGTCTTGCTTGTCTTTGGTATTCTCCATGACCTCGGTAGAGATTATAATTATATCTTTCCCAATGAGAATTAGCCAGTTTTGTTTCTTTTAATTGTTGAGTAGTAGCCATTATAGTCTCTATATTTGATAAATTAAACCGTTCCATTCAGAAGGGATATAACCGCCTATCCCTGTTAAAAACCCTTTTGATATCAAATCAAAGTTTGGCATTCTTATAATGTGATTAGGATAAAGATTTACATATTTTTCTAATAAAGCTCTTTCATCTTTCTCAAAACGAGAATCAATAACATTACTATCTAAATAACCATGCTTTTTATAATACTCTTCAAAATATTTTTCTTCTGTCACGATGTTTTCCAATTCTTAGCGGAAATAGTTCGAGTAGTAGCTCTCATTATTTCATTTTTAAATGATTTGCTTTTTGGTAAAGTGACACCTATTGCTAGGTATCTAAAAGCATCTGCTGGATGTGAAGCCCAGTTATGTAAAGGAGTATTACGGAATACTTGATTCTTATCATCCCATTCTTTCTGGTAGTTCTTTAATCCATCTAAACCTTCTAGACATTTTTCTTTATCAAAATAACAATTAGGTAGAATCATCCTGGCAGCATTGATTCCTTCTTGTACAGGAAGTTTTCTTATCAAGTCCAGCCTAGTTCCTTTGAATAACTCTTCAGCTACTTCGTATCTAGTTCTACCTGTTCCAAATTCCATATTAATCATATCATGAGGAAAGTTATGAGAACGGTATATATATTTCTTAGATTGAAGTACTTTAGCATAATGATCTAAGCCTTTGTTATTACTAGAATAATAATCTATAATATGAAGTGATTTATTTACTATTTGTGTAAACCAGATTGTAGTAGAATCATGAACTCCAATATCCCACCAAGTTTCTACAGGAACTGTAGGGTCATGACGAACAGTAGTTATTTGTTTATTAGTCTCTAAATCTTCAAGTAAAGAAAGATAATAGAATCCTTCAGTATTAGCTGTCCAAGAGTTATAAAACTCCTGTTGAATCATTTCTTCACTCATACCAGAATCACGTTCTTCCTGAACCATTTCATCTGTTATATATCTATTCCCGTTTTCATCAAAAGTCTGTTCTACGTTATAATTCATAACGAACCAGTTAGGGTTCTTCATAGCCATCTGGTACATTTCATAGAAATGGTTTTTACCGTTTGTAGAGCTATTAAATAAAGCCCATCCTCCGTTCTCTCTTAAGATAGGACGAATAATATTCCAAGCCTTTGGATTCTGGAAAGCATATTCAGAGAATACGCATCCTACTGGATTTGACCCCCTGACCTTATCAAACTTATCTGTACCCATGATTTGAATTACACTTCCATTTGTAAGTTCAAGTTTCATATTTGTTCCATTCTTAGACTGGACTAAAGGTTCAGGTATATGGTCTAGGAATTTGAAACCAGAACCATCGATACCATCCCATATAACCCTACGCCCTTGAGCATATTCTGGAAAGAAGTAATAATATACACCTACTCTTTCTACAGCTTTCTTAACCATAAGATTAAACATGGTTTTATCTTTTCCAGCCCTTCTGTGAAGAATACAGATTCCTCTTTTAAACCCAGAATCCATAGCACGAAAAATCTCTGTCTGATATGTTCTAGGAGTAAACTTATAAGGGATTGTAATTACCATTTTGAAAGTATCTCCTTAAATGAAAGAATACCTAGTATTCCTAAAGAAATAGAAGATATCCATTTTAGTATATTTCCTATAGTGTTCAATACTTTAATAGCTCCTAATGTAGCTCTCCAAGTATCTAATAAATCTTTAGTACCTGTTACCAGTTCTTCTATTTTTTTAGAATGTTCTTCTAATTTCTTAGAACTATCTTCTTGTGAAGAAATAATCTTTTGATAAAGATCATCTTCATCCGAAATATGCTTTTGTAAAATAGAGAGTAACTTTTCTTCTTGTTTTCTTAAATGTTCATGTAAATCATGGTAGACTTCCTCACACCCTGAGGATAATCTAGGAGAGTTTCTTTTTTCTATATTAATATTGTCATTCATAATCATATTGTAACATAATAAGCCCCGCGAAAATCCTGCTCATAAAAAACGTAGGGGATAACGGTAGCCAAATCCACTTTTAAACTTAAATCTTTGTTGGTTATATAAGCTTTGCAAGGGTCAACGATGTCTTGCAGGTAGTTGATAATATTGTCATTCGGTGTAACGACCGGATATTCCCAGTTGGCTGCCATTTTTTACCTCGCTAGATTACGCCTAATAAATCTTCTGGAACAATATTGCTTGTGGCTAATGAACTGTTACCACCAAACGCTCTAATTTCCCAATTATTGAAAGTGGCAGGGTTAGATGTATTAGAGCGTGTATGTGCTGTGATAACTGCGTTTTTATGTCGATCTACTTTGATGTTGGCATCTGATAAATTTGACAGGTTTCTGGCTCTGGTGATGTTAGTATTAAAAACAACATTTTCACGTCCAACCCATGTTGGAGGTCTAGGCACATCCTCAACAAATTGCTTAAAATTGAGAACCGATACATATTGGTCATAGACTGAATTAAGAGTTCCTCCATCTGGCGGCAATGGAACTTGGTTAAAAAATCTGCTTCTCTCAAAAAAAGCATTATAATGAAGTGTAGAGCCTCCAGAAAAATCTCCCCATGCTTCAGCCCAACCTCCAGCCGCACCAGCAAAATAAATGGCTGGTTGATATTGATTAGTAGACCATGTTGTAGGGTATGTTAAAGCTCCTGTTGAAGTATAAGACGGTGTTGATGGAATGCTTGGTATTTCTTCATCATTTATGTACGCTTTCTTTTTTAATTCAAATGATAATTCCCACGTGCCAGGATATGTGTAATTATGGGTTTTTGTATCTTCTTCAGCTAAATAAACAATATAACCATACCGCAAATCCATATTTAAAATAGTGATGTTTGAAATCCATCTCCCTAAATAATAACCAGTCATAGATTGAACATCGCCAAGATAAGGGCCAGTTTGTGTTAATGCACCTGTAAACTGTTCTGAAAACTGAACGCCAAAATCTATGCTCCCGCTAGTTGATTTGTATTTTTTTCCATAACTTAAATCAAAATTAACGGTTTCTGCCGCTGTAAATCCACTGCCAGGATCAGGATATGTATATGAGCCGGTTTTCTCTCCTCCACCTTGAGAAAAATTAATCACCTCTAGTTTCTCTAACGTATCACCTATAAAATCTACTGCAAAAACAACCGGTGCAGGGTCTTGATAGTCATAATTAACGGTTTCATGCTCAGAACCTATATTCCATCCCAATCCAACTTGAACTTGTGTAATTGTAAGTCCACCCGTTTTATGCAAATCAAACCCGCCAGTTTTACTAAAATATTGCGCTGTATTAGTCTGTGAGCAGGTGTAATTATCAAAATCAATCGTAATATCAAGCACTCTTTCAGTGCTATCATCCAAAGCCAAAACCGTTGCTGCTTTGGTGCATGAAGCATTTACAGCAACGATTTGACGCATAGCTGTTACATTACTTGCTAATGACCCTATCAACACGCCATACCCTAAATTTACACCATTCTTATCCATAAAAGCGTAATCAAGAGCGTAGCCGTTATAACTAAAAATCAATAGCACATTTCCTTTCAAACATGCGCCATATAGAACACCTGTTAAGCCGCCCACCAGAAGGTTAGAATATGAAATCCACTCGACTTTATCTTTATAAATCGCAGTATTTGCATGAGTTGCGTCAAAAGACTGATACCGATAAGGGGAAAAGCTAGTTGTCAACCCTAAGTAATCCCATCTATATTTACCCCATGTAATCATGGTTTTACCATCAGTCCAGTCTAAACCGCCGAATAACCATTCCTGATTTGAATATACTTTTTTAAACCCATCCTTATTAGTTCCAATAGCGTCTACATTCGGATAACCATCATCTCCTAAATCAGTATTGTTTAATTCATCCCTGTAATACCATGTAAAATATGACGTGATAATTTCCTCTTCCCCTCCAATAACACCCTCAGAAACAATCTCAATCACACTTCTAACAAGACTAGGATGATTCCTATCTATAGTAACATTAATAACACTTCCATCAGGTAGTGGAAGTTTTTGAAAGAAGAAACCAATAGGATTATTTTGATTAACTAAAAACCTCCAAAAAGATACAGCTTTCGGAGTTATGCCTTTAGCTATTGCCTGATTTCCTGTATATTTAATTTTTGGAGGTAATATAATCATTCTATGTATTGGGGCATGTTTAATATAAATTCTTCTATTGTAGGAAGAGGTGATATGTTATTTTGTACATTATAAAGAATATCTTTAGCATATATCCATACATCAGCTCTCCATTTTACAAATCTTTTACTCTCTTCTTCAAAGAAGTTGGGATAACCTGTATAACTACAAGCTGAGAGTATATTATCATATCCTTTTTCTACTGCTTTAGAATGAAGTTGAACATCTATAGCAGAGGTATATTTTTTAATAATCTGTTCAGGGGATAACACGCTTGCTGCTTCAAGCTCTGCAATTTCTGCTTCTGTCATGTCCTTAATCGTTTGCGTGCCTGTTTGTACATCAATTTCTAATTTTTGCATGATTAACTCGTAAAATATGACAGTTTGATTTTACCCGCATCAAAAGACCCAGAATCTGTACGCAACTGTATTCTATCCATCGTTGCGCTGGTTGATTTTGACCCCTGACCAATAGCCAAGCTGCTTGCGCTAGATTTTTTGCAGATAGAAGTTACTAGCCATGTGTTTGTTGAGCTGTCCAATAATTCAAACTCAATTTCTCCCGACAACGTATCAGTGCTTAAGACTGTTGACCTAGCTATAATAAATCCTGATGTTGATGAGTCAATGCCGAGATTTCCTGCGTCTGCGATATTGCTTACATAACCTGAGTTTTCAAACCCCCCTGAATCCCCCATTCTAAACTGAATAGTTGCCCCTGTGCTTACTGAAACCCCATCAAAAACAAATTTTATTTTTCTGGCATTAGCCGGTATCCCTGTAAAATCAACAGAGCTTCCGCTTGTTGTGGCAACTGTTGCCGATTCAAACAGCGTTAATGATGATGCTTTTGAAGGATTGCTAAATTGTCCCATGATTACCTTTTTGTTTATAATGGCACATAAAAATTACTAGTATATTTTGCGGATTTTGTCACTAAAAAATGGTCTATATAGCCTGTGCAATACCGCTGTGCACCACCATTTCTTGCTGAACCTACATAAAACAATGTCGGTAATGTCGAAACTGTTTTAGTCCGTGCCCCTGTCGCAACAATCGCACCGTTTATAAAAAGCATTAGCATTGTTCCAGATTGCACAGCCGCTATGTGATACCGGTTATTGACTGTAATTGTTCCAGCAGGTGCTAGAAGATTATCACCTAGCGTAAGCGTTCCGTCCTCTATGTAAAACGCTACCGAACCATCTGTTTTATAATCTACCTGTATCCGATGGCTATTCGACGCAATATCACCAAAAAACGCAAACCCTGAGTTTGTAGCCAGACTTGTAGCATACAAAAAACCTTCAATCGTAAATTCACCTGAACGAATATCTAACGAACTATCAACCGGCGTTGTTAAAAAGCCGTTGCTAGGAAAATAGCCAGATGAACTGCCGATTGCATGTTGGTCAGTTTCTATTGTCGCGTTAGTTGCTGAAATAGAATGACTATATGACGAACTGTCTAAAAAAGTAGTGCTACCGTCCGCGCCTTCAAATTCCAGAAACAGACTAGCATCTTCCGTTGTAAAAAACGGCGATGGGCTAATAGGTCTGTTTTTTTGAAAAGTTTGAATAACGCCCATTTTATGAATACTCAACAGTAAAAAACCCTACGTCTGTGACCAGCGTTTTTGTTGCTGCTGTGCTTGATAGGCAGATATAAATACCAGTGCCTAACGACCAGCCAAAAATAGCGTTTGCTTGATACGATGCAGACGTGTCAGCGTAAACAGGAAAAATAGCCACCGGAACAGCCCCATCAGCAGGCACAGAGCTTACATTATGAATCTGAATGTATAAATCGCTACTCGAAGTATTGTTAGCAAGAAACCCATAAAACACACCTGCCGACGCTTTAACAACTGCGTCATTTTCTAACGCGCTGGATGAATAAAGGCTTTTTGGCAAAAAAATAGCTATCAGGGATGTTATGTTTTGTGCAATACGTTGCAATCGCCCATTTAATCCTGAACTTGCTGTATCTGTAGCAGGGGCAGTTTCAGTCAATGAGCCAAGACCTCCACCGGCTTTGACAGTGACAGAATCTGTTGTACCTGGCGTAGTCTGGTCAATGCTAACCTTACCAATAACATTAGAACCAGTTGCCAAAGACGGAAGTGTTGTAATACTTCCTATATTCCATGTCCCTGATTGAGTAGCAGCAACAGTACCACCTACTTCCATAGCACCAGAAGGACTTACTTTTACATTATAATAAGTACCTCCCCCTGAAGTACTTCTACCAGCAATTACAGACCTATTTACTTCAACCAATGTAGTATCTGCTAAAGAACTATTAAGTTTATATTTACCATTAGTAACACCAGCAGCTATACAGCCAGTATACATACTGTGATCAGTTCCACCAACAGCACTGGTAATCTTAGCATAAGGATATAACTCAGGTGTAGCTAAATGGGTGGCTGCTGATTGGTTCATAATTATATGAGTATGGCAGGTTATCCATTTACCATCAGGAGTTAAGGTTTCTAAAAGAATATTAGCAAACCCAAACCAAGCATATCTAAGCCTAAACAAACCACCTTTAGTCCAATCTTTAGCTTGAGGAGAACCATTATAAGTATACTTACTATTAACTCCCCCATCTAATGTATCACCATTCCATGAACTTTGTGCTACTGTAGTATTACCGTCTACAGCATCAAGAATACTAAAATTTACTACGTTATTAGTTCTATATAACCTAAGTTTTACTGTACCAGCACTGTTTCTGCCACCAATCTCTTCTTCTAATAATGTAGTAGCAGCAGAGAATACAACAGTAAACTCATAATACATCTCATTACCTGCTTTATATAATACAGGTAATAAACTAACAATTTCAGCAGATGAATTGGCTGCTCCTGTTCTTAATCTTAAACTAGCATTAGAAATAGTAGCAGTACCAGAACCAGTAGTATTAGTAGTACATACCTCTGTATCAATAGAAGTATGGAAAGGCATTTCAATTTGATTATCCCTTTCTACTACAATAGTATCAGCTATAATACTTTGTGAAGGTGGAGATGTCTCTATATTCCACGTTCCTGATTGAGTGGCTTGTACAGCAAATGTTCCATTATTATCAACAGTCAACGAACCTGAGTTATCAGTAACAGCAACTGCATTTGTAATACTGGTAAGTGTACCTATGTCCCATATTCCTGATTGTGCAGCATTAACAGTAGGTGTTGAAGCAAATGCCGGTAGTGCACCAGATATGCCAAAAGATGTATTACTGATTGCTCCTATTGTATTACTACCAGTAGCTAAAGAAGGTAAAGAAGCTAAAGATACAGGTTGAGTAGCTTGATAGAATGTTCCAGTAACAGCAATAGTAGGAGCAGATGTTACCTGAACAGCAAATGTACCTGCATTTGTTACATCATGACTTGGTACAGATGTTAGAGATACAGGTTGAGTAGCTTGATAGAATGTTCCACTTACTGGTACTGGACTAGCTCTAAGTTCTGCATCTGTAAGAGGTTGTGTTAATCCTGTATTAGCAGTTACTGTTCCACTTACAGGAACAGGAGATGCTCTAAGCTCTGTATCGGTTAAAGGTTGTAATAATCCTGTATCAGCTTCTACTGTTAAAGCACCAGATGGATTAACTTTAACATCAACATAGTTCCCACCACCTCCTGTAGATAATCCATGAATAATAGAATTAACAATCTGTCCTTTATCAGTAGAAATTACCTGAGTATTTACTTGACGTACAGTTGCTATAGTTCCATCAGCACCTGCAATCTTGGTAATATGGGAGCTGTTAGTTTGATTATCTTTTATTAAAGAAAGGGTAGTTTCAGTAGCAAAGTCTTTTAAAAGAAGGGAGTCAAGTCTGGTTTTTAAAGCCTGTAACTCTGTAATCTGAGAGTCTTGTTTTGCTTCTGTAGCTGGAGAAGTTATTAGTTTGTTTAGTATAGATACTAGATTAGAATTTACAGTATCTATATTGGAATCTAAAGTTAAAGTGTTATCTGATATTGCTGTTAGGAGAGCAGTCTGTTCATCCTGATTTAAAGCAGTAGCAATATCATAATCTATTTCTGTTTCAACACCCAGTACGTTTACTAAAAACTTCATACTGGAACTCCTATTTGAATTGGTTTATGAATATGTACACGAAGAGTATTACTTGAAATAGGAGTACCTACTATTTGATGGAAAGAATAAGAAGGAAGAACTTCTTGAACTACTTCACCATTTACTCCTGCAAATACAGGCCAACCTAATATAAAATTCCAAGAAGGGTTGGTAAGTTCACCGTCTTCGATAATAGTAGGGTATTGACCTATGCTATAGTTTCCATCTGAAAATCCAAGTACTCTGTTAAGATGTAGTGTATTTTCTGCATCACAATAGCCTAACCCTATATCTGTTTTTATTAACAGCTTGATTCCAGATAATTCTATATCTGTTTGAATATTATTAAAAGCATTTGGTGAAGTACCAGGAACTCCTGGAATACCTTGAGTACCTGCTGTTACTATAATTTCTTTTTGTAGTTTTTCAAAAAGAATAGAAGAAGTATTATCACCAATTACAATTACATTTTCTGTATTGGTAACAACTACATTCATGTTGTCACCTCTGGAGAGACTTCAAGAACTCCTCTTAAAAATTCTACTACATCTGTATTTGGATAGATTAATTCTAAATCATAGAAAGCTCTATCCCATGTGAATGCTGCTGTAGTTGTAGCAGGTATATAGATTTGAATACCATATACATTGTTATGTGATACTCCCCTTGGATCTAGTTCGGTAGAGGTTACTATAGTAAGTCCTCCATTTTCTGTAGTAAGAGGAAACCCTGTTAAACTAGATACATCAGAATAATTTTCTTTAGCTGACATTCTAGCTGTACATCCTGTTAAATTAGGGGCAGTATATGTTTTGTTATCTGTTGTTGAAAAAAGATAAAAAGAATGACGGATTGTCTTTCCTTTTGAAAACCTTATTGTTAAAGGATCTGATCTGATATCTAATATTGCTGACATAGTTTTATTCTGTATCTTTATCTTGAGTAACTTCTACTGGTTGCTCTAAAAGAACATCTGTAGTTACTTTACAGAAAGTATCCAGATTTTGAGCAGAACATGCTGTTAAGAAAAGAAAGAGAAAAGGAATAAGTTTCATTTATTGCTCCGAATAATTTGTTATTTGAATGTTAGTTGGCAGGATATTTTCTTTTTCTTCATAGGAAAGAGAAGAAGATTCTACTGATACTTCTTTAGGTTTATTCTCATCTGTAAAAGAGACAATATTAAAGATTATTTTCTCTTTCTCTTTCTCCTCTTTAAACATACCTATATGTCTACCTATAAGCTGTAAAGCCTGTATCCTTGCAGATTGATTTGTACTTCCATATTCCATACTAGCTTCATGATATAGCTTCTCTATAATTTTTTCTGGTGTTATAGATATAGCTTCTGTTTTCTCTTGAAGAGAACGACTAATATGAAACTGAATGTTATCTCTACGGGAGTAAGGATTATCATGATGATGTTTTTTTAAAGAAGGGGCAACTACCTTATGAGCTTCTAAATGGGAAAGAGAATGAAGATAAGCTCTTACATATAACTTCTCTAAGGCATCTAGTTTAGGTGCTGATATGGAGATTGTTTTCTCTTTATCATCACTAAGCTTTTCCTGTTCAGCATAAAGATTATGCTTTTCCTGCATGTTTATTTCGTTTGAAGGATCTGTTTGCACTTTTAGTCTGTACCCTTAAATTTTTAGGGGAGTTATCTTTAGGATTAGTATTTTTATGATCTACATCCATACCGTCACCTAATCGAACTCTACCTTTTCTCATAAGTTCTCTCCTAGCTTTATTTCTAGAAGCTCTATTTTTCTTTTGTTTTGAAGTACCTTGGTAGTTAGCGTACTCTTGTTTATAGTCTCTTTTGTAGTTTTTTGAAGATGGCATTATATATCTCTTTATAGTATTTATTATCTTTATTATCTTCTTTACAGAGTATTATAAGTTCTATAAATCTTATAATAACCTCTTAAACGCTTAAGCCATTATACTCATTTTTTTAATAAAAGTTAATAGAAAGAAGAAATATTCTTGAAAAAGAAAGAAAAACTTATAAAAATATTTGTAAAAGTTGTAAAAATGAATTGTTTTATAGTAATTAATTTTCTCTAATAGGAAAATTTTCTAAATTTTTATGAAAGCTGTTTTATAAAAAAGAGGAAGAGAGGAAGAAAAGTAGAATTAGTAGGTTTTGTGTAATGATTTCTAATACATAGAGACTGTGGGATAGATTATATAGTCCCTATACGATAATCCCCTCACTTCTAAACCTACCCCCCTTAAGTCTATAAATCCTTATCCCCTCAAAATAAATGTTAGTCTACTTGCACAAGTCAACCTTTTAGTTTACTTCTTTTCTTTTCTTTTGTCAACAAAAATATTTTTCTTTCCTTTTTTTGTATAGTATTGACAAGACTTATAAGACTATGATACTAGATACTCATATAGATACTTATAGGGATACTAAAAAGAAAATAAGTAAATGGTAATATGCCTATAAGGTTATATATAATATAATATATATATATATATATACATATAGTAGCTCTCAAACTAGACTCTAGCAAGATTCATACCACTAGCAAGAACTATACCAAAATAGGCTAAAATAGCATATGCCTCTAAAATCGATTCTAAGGCCTATTTTAGGCGAGTTAGTGTTTTATAGTACTGTGAGATACCTAACAAGTCTTTCGTGGCTAAAAAGGGCA